CGAGAAGCTTGCCGGCTGCGTACCCAATGACAGGAGCGATGGCGATGACTACCCCCAACTGGGCGAGACGCACGAGCGTACTGTCGCCAAGCAGGTGTTCCAGCAGGGCAAGGAGGGCGCCTACCACGAACGCGCAGGCGGCGACCGCCAGAAGGAGTCGTAGCATTAACCAGTAGAACCCCCAGAAGTCCTTCATTTTTCAGCCTCCTTCATCATCTGGATGCGGATCGAGCGATAGTCCTTCAGTCTTCCGACAAAGTAGGACAGTTTGTTGATGGCGGCCTCGATCTCCGTCAAGGTCGGAGGGGTTAGACCTTTCCAGTCCTTTCGGCACGACGCGGCGCATTCCTCGATTGCTTCCAGCGAGTATCGTGCGCGGAGTCTGTGTGCTTTTTCGTTCTTCATTCCTCTTTCTCCTTTCTGATCCACCACGACGGAATGTCGAGATAGGCCCATGCGATGTCGTCAAAGTCCTCGGCTTTGTACTCGGTTCGCTTCGTGACCTTGCAGCCTTTGGCGGCCTTTACCTCGTAGAAGAACTCAGTGCCCAGGCCGAAATATCCACGGGGGATAAACACGGGCTTGCCGCCTTTCAGAGCGATGATGATTAGTTCTTTTCCGGTGTCTGGGTGCGTTGCTTCATCGTCTGCGTCGTACCGTTGCCATTCGATGTTTCCGAATTCACTCATTCCTTGTCCTCCTCGTCCCACGGGCGGAAGCGGGCAACGCTTTGGCTGTACGCCTCAGGCCAAGCCCCACCATTGACATCGCACCATGAGCCTCCTTCGATAAAGAGCCGATACTTGGCGCAGGCCTTTCTTCCATCGCGGCACTCGACGCGCATCAATACGCCTTCCGGAGGTTCGACCTCTGGGAAGATGTTCCATCCGTGCGGGTCGTACTCGGGGACTTCTTCGAGCATGTCTTGAGTTGCGTGAAGAGAGAATTGGTATTTGTCGCCGAAATAAATGCGTGTAGTAATACTTTCTCTGAATAAATTTGGAATTGAACCACTTACGTCCGCCAGCCTCGACGAGAAGCTTCCGTCACTGATCTCATCGAGCTTCCGCTGAAGCTCATGGTCTTTTAGTCTGTATCTCATTGCTCCTCCTCAACCTTTTCGACCATGTCGGGCGTTATCACTAACGCATGGAACGGGCCTTCGCTTTTGCGGAACCAAAGGGTCATCTGCTTCAAAAAATTTAGCTCGGCGAAGATGCGCTTCTTGTTAGATGCAAGCTGTCGGGAGAAGTCTCCGTTGCTAAGCGCATCGAGCTTGCGTTGCAGCTCGCGGTCTTTCAGTCTGTATTTCATTCTGTATTTCATTCGTCCTCCTTACCAGATCACGACGGCCTTGCCGTAGGGGGTAATCCGAACTTCGACGCCCCCGGCATATTCTTCGCCCATCATGGGGTAGCCGCCGTCGTTGTACGTGTACGCGACTTCGATGTCGCCTTCCTTTTCCATAATCTCCTGAAGGAGTTCGATTAGTTCACTGATCGTCATTCCTTAATCTCCTGTAGATCCATATCCGCTCGCACCGCGCGCGCTCTCGCTCAGCTCGTCAGCCCACTCGAGCTCGAGCTCGGGGAGCGGGATGATGTAGAGCTTCGCGACGCGATCGCCTACGTTGACGTTGAAGTGATCCGAGTCGCCACTTGGATTTCGGCATTACATCTCCTTGAGTTCCTGTGCCGCCTCGAGCGCGCCGTTGAGTGCGGCCTGGATGGCCAGCGCCTGCGACGGGCTGAGGTTGTCGATGTAGAAGGTTCGAGCCCAGTTGTGCCACCAGACGACAAAGCTGACATTCCCGTTGGGCAACGGCTTGAACGCGCAGGTGACATTGGAGCAGACGGCTAGCTTGCCCTTCTTGAGTTCGAGCTTTTTGTCGTGGAGAGCTTTGGTCGGCGTCATCGGCCAGTGCTCCCGTACCCGCCCTCGCCTCGGTCAGTCTCAGAAAGCTCGTCAGCCCACTCGAACTCAGTGTCAACGAGCTTTTCGATGCGCATCTGGGCAATGCGGTCTCCGTTATGAACGATGTACGGCCTGCCCGATGCATTCTTCACCGTGATGTAGACGGGCCCGCGGTAGTCGGCATCCACAAGCAAAGGCGTGATGATGAGGCCCTTGAGGGCAGTGCTGGAGCGGCTGTACACCACGCCAACGTATCCTTCAGGAATTTCAAAGGCGAGGCCCGTCTGAATGCGAACGGTCTGCTCTTCGAAGATCGGCGCATCGAACTCTTCGGCGGCGTACAGGTCAAACCCCGCAGCGTACTTCGTGCCGCGCTTGGGCATCTTCGCGTCCGGGTGCAGCTTCTTAATCTTGATTTTCATGATTTTTCTCTTTTGCAAGAAATTCAAAAACGTCGACTGACGCGATCATGATTTCCCCTATTTTTCGAGAAACTTCAGCAGAGAGGAGAAGTTGGTCGCTCGTTGCATCTTTCATGTACGACTTGAACATTTCCGCGAGTTCTTGGACCGACTTTCGTTCCAGAATCGCCATAGAAACCTCAAGCGGGGCTATGTTTGCCTCTTCAAGGATTTCGGCAACATATTTATTCGTTGGTAAAGTCATCTTCATGCTCACGTTCCTTGCGTGGCCATGGCGGCCGTGATGAGTGAGAGGGGAGTCCTCATAGCAGCGCTCCTTCAGGCACGGGGTCGGCTTCTCGGGCGGCTGTGATCTCGAGGCGGTAGATGTCGAGCACCTTCGCGGAAAAATGAAAACCGGGCCAATTGAGTTCGTGCCCGGTTTCATTGAATCGCCTGACGACCTTGCTCAGCTGTTGCGCCGTCATGCTGAAAGCGAGCTGAGTGTCGTCGATGATGAAGTGCCGTTCGCCGCGTTGCATGCGCGGCCAGAGGTAGCGCAGAAGCAGTTTTGCGGGGTTCGTTTTTGTGGTTTTCATTGCTACCTCCGTGAGTAGGTTCTAGCGAATCTGGACGCTTTCGCGTTCTTCGATGTGGCAGCCGGGGACTTCGATGCCGTCGATCAAGGCCTGCTTGATTGCGACCTTGTTCGGGCTGACGATGTGCTTGACGGTCGTGTAGGCTTCGGGAAGGTTTGCGCCCTCGTCAATGGCCACGGCCTGCGTCGTGCGGATGCTCACGCTCACTCGGGCGGTCTTGACCTTGCCGGTCGCGTGTAGCGCATCGAGGAGCATGGACTTGAGGTAGTCGGATCGCTTCTGCATCGACTTGACGCGGGCGATTATGCGGTCGGCTTCGTCCTTGGCGGCTTTGGCTTCGGCATCGAGCTCGCGGAGGTAGAGGGCCGTGGCCTCGATCTTGTCGGATGCTTCGGCTTCGACGGCGTGGAGCGCGTCGGCCTGAAGGATTTCTCCGGTCTCTGGATCACAGTCAATACCGTCAAGCGCAGCTCGGATTTTGGTTGGGATTTCATACAATTTCATGATTGTTCTCCTGTGTTTCTGTGTTTACTGGCTGGTTTTGCTTTTCCGCTACAAGCTTGGCGCACTTCTCTAGGGCGCAAATCACATTTAGTTCAACGATGAATCTTGGGTCTTTCTTTTCTTCAAGTTCGTCAAGAATGTCGCTCAGAATGATTTGAGCTCTTGGGTCCAGGACGATTTTCATCGCAACTTCCGCTACGTTTCTGCCCGCCAAAAAAGCCTCTTTGCTTTTTCTGCCGGCGAGAAAGGCAAGCATGCCTCGATAAACTTTTTCGTGAAAGTAATCAAATTCCTCGAGTGTCATTTTTTATGCTTTCAAAGAAAAAGCCCCGCCGGTTAGGGCAGGGCCGATTGAGAAAATGGTTGGATGATGGCTATTGCTTAGCTAGCCGTCAGTGCGCGATAGCAGGACAACTGCTTCACGCTATAGCCGTTGCGCTCGAGCAGGGCCTCGATGGAGCCAATGTTCATGCTTGTCACGGCTTCGTAGAAGCGAGGCGCGAAAGGCGACTGGAGGAGACGCATCAGCTTGAGGACGGTCTCGAGGTCTTCTCGGAAGAGATATCGCCAGTAGTAAACGAAAGTCCGCAGGTTCTCGGCCTCATGCGCGGAGAGAACGATCGACCCCGCGGGAATGGGGTGCAGGCCACAGGGCGGGCAGCCGCCGTCATTGGGGCGCGTGGTGTGCGGCACCTCGGGGACATCGAGCTCAACCTCTCTGATGAAGTCGAGGCAGTCTTCGAGCTGAGTGCGAGGCAGTTGGTCGTATCGTGCGATCTGGTAGCGTGCCTTGATGGCGCGGTAGATCGTCCGATAGTTCGATGATGTCTTGTGTGCACGGATGGCGACTTCGCGCTGAATGGCGCGCTGCTCGGCGGGCGTGATTGTTTCCTGTGCTTCGTAGCGTCCAGTCTTGCGAATAGCAGGAAGAACTTCGGACGTGACCCAGCGCTTGAAGCGCTTTGCGGATTCGAGCTTGGAGCCGAAGATCAGAGCGTAGAGGCCGGACTCGTTGACGCAGTTGACCGTCTGAGCACGACCAAGCTTGTCCGTGATTTCCTGTTTGATGAGGTCTTCGGAATCGACGTGCTGAGATACAGCGTTCGAGGGCTTCTGAAAGCCGAGAGCTGAAGCTACGTCAATCGCGACGAAGAGAGGAAGATCGGGCGTTCCGAGCGTGCGGACTTGGGAGTTCTCAAAGGAGAAGCAAGCGGGGATAGACATGTGAAGTCTCCGTAAGAGTTTTGAAAACCCTCGTGCCATCCGCCAAGATGGTGAGCGAGGACTTGCAGGTTGGCGGACAGTCTTACGGAACTGCGCACCTTTCGGTGCCCCACAAGCCTCGCTCATAAGCAGAGACTTCGATGCACCCCTGTTTCAGGGGGGCATCCGCACGTAGCCAACAAAAACGCCGCTCAATCGAACGACTGGCGGCTACGCGCCGTAAGTTCGGGCCGCCAAGCCCGCGTCGCACCATTGCGGTGTCGACACAGGAAGCATACCCGAAACAGAGGCGCGTTGTCAAAGCTAGTCCTTCCTTGTCCTTAATACATGCATTTCTTTCACGACCGCCCATCCTTTGTACTGCCGTTTTTTGATGTCGTTCAGTTCGAACTTTGTGCCGTCTGGAAGGTGCGGCTTGCAGTAGAAGATCTTGTCTCCCCTGGTGTGATCGAAGACCTTCACCCACTTTCCGTAGCATTCGTGATACGTAATTGAGTGATACCGGCTTGTGTCGCCTTCAAAGTAGCACCATCCTTTCCCTTCCGGATCGCCCTCGGTGCAGCAGTAGGCGCGAGGCAGAATCGCGTAGATACATCTGTTGTCGATATGTGTCATGAGACAGACGCAGACGGGGTCGTGCATATCTCCGACCTTTTCGCCTTTCCATTCAATCCAATTCATTGCTGATCCTTGAAAAAAAAGCCCCCGGCAGTGCCGAGGGCTTGAGTTATTCGAAAAAATCGAATGACTGATCAATTTGACAGCGTTGTCAAGATGGTCAGAAGGGTACGTCAGAGTCGTATGTCGACTCGGGAGCGCGTCGCTGTGCAGCAGGCTTGGCCTGCGCCGGATTCTCGTCGTTGTCCTTCTTTGAACGCAGGAGCTGGATCTGCTCAGCGATGATCTCCGTCACGTAGCGTTCTGCGCCGTCTTTCTCGTACTTGCGCGTGCGCAGACGACCTTCGACATAGAGCGGGTCGCCCTTTGCCGTGTAGTCGCGTATGATCTCCGCTAGTCGACCGAATGCGCAGATGCGGTGCCACTCGGTCTCCTGCTGGACGTTGCCGTCCTTGTCGCGCCACTTGCGTGACGTGCCGAGGGAGAGATTCGCGATGACGTGATCGCCTACGCGGATCTGGGGATCGTTGCCGAGATTCCCGATGAGGATGATCTTATTCACTGATGCCATTGTTAGCTTCCTCCTGTGTAGCCTGTTCGGTCATTGCTTGTTCAAGTTCGTGACGACGAGCTCTGAATGCTTGCGCGATCTTTTCGCGGTCTTCGTAGCAGAGACCCTTGGAGGCAATCTCCTTACCCATTGCCATTAGCTCGTCGGGTGTTTCGGCGCTGATTGTGCGGGACATAAGGTCGGCGAATTCGTCTGGCGTGACGCCAGCGCTATCGAGCCACTTCTTGATCTCTGCGCCGACCTCCGGTGTGAGAATTAGCGGATCAGTGCGAGAGGAGAAAAGTCCGGTACGGTCTTTCGACGCGTTCGCAAAGTGCCCGTCGTGGACGAGATCAAACATGATCGTGAACTCATAATCGACTCCGTCGCGCTGCTCGACCTTCATGCCGAGCTTCTTGATGACCTTCTTACCGTTGACGTCCTCTTGCGCCATCTCTGTCTTACTCCGCATCGTCGCGATGATGTGGAGTTTACTGGTGAGCATTGCGTCGACAAACTGTCGATGGCGAGGTGTCATCTCGTTCCAGGCAGACCACGAGTTCCCGCGATAGCGTGCCTTCGCAATGCGTTCGACTTCCTCAAGACAGCCGCCCTTGCCGTTCCATTCATGCGTCATCGAGTCGATGATGAGAATGTCGTAGCCTGCGTCCTCGGCCGCCTTGATGGCTTCCGTGTATCGCTCTGGTGTGAAGGGCGCGTCCAGATCGAGAACGTCGAACTCAGGCATGCCGGACATGTCAGCGTATAGAGATGCTGAACCG